CTACACACATTATCTGTATGGGTGATTTTTGTAGTATGGATTCTTTATCTTCGTATGATAAAAAGAAAAAATCATTTGAAGGTAGAAGATATCAAAAGGATATGCAACACTCACATGAAGCATTATCTTTATTTAATAAAGGTTTAGGTAAACACAAAGCTAGAAAGATTATGTTACATGGTAATCATGAGGATAGAATAGATAGATTTGTTGATGAGAATCCTGAATTAGATGGCACATTAAAAATTAGTGATTTAAACTTTAAACAATATGGATGGCAAGAAGTTCCCTATAAACAAAATAAAGTTTTAAATGGTGTATACTATGCTCATCATTTTCCATCGGGTATACTTGGTAGTGCAATATCAGGAGAAAATATAGCTAGAACTCTCTTGACAAAACACAAAGTATCTGCTACAGTGGGCCATAGTCATTTGTTAGATTATGCTACATCAACTTTACCAAATGGTAAAAAGTTATATGCTTTATCTGCAGGATGTTATTTAAATCATAAAGAACATTTTGCTAGAGATACACAGCATATGTGGTGGAGTGGTATTATAGTTAAAAGAGAAGTTGTTAATGGATCTTATAATATAGAAACAATTGACTATAATGCAATAAGGAGAGAATATGGTAGACTTTAAATCTGATCTAGAACATCACGATAATGTTAACTCACCTGCTCATTATAAGTATGGTAAGAAAGAAACTATAGATGTAATACAAGATTGTATGACAGATGATGAGTATCATGGGTACTTGAAAGGTAATGTTTTGAAATATGTTTCTAGATATAAATTTAAGGGCGAACCATTACAAGATTTAGAGAAAGCACAATGGTATTTAAACAGACTAATAAAGGAGGTCAAATGACACACGGAGAAAAAATGTCTGTGTTAGGTAAGATAATAGCTTTACAAGAAGTTATGCTTCACACACAGAATGAGATAAATAAATTAAATAAACAATTGCAGGAGGATGAAAATGGGAGCAATAAAGCAAGCATTAATAGAAGTAGATGATTTAGTTTGTGCTAGCCTTAATCAAGGCAGAACATTGAATCAAACTATAAGAGATTTAAGAACCGAGTTTAATAAAAAAGGTAGAGACAATCCTTATTTATTAGATGAAGATTTAATAGAAGATAAATACTATGCTTTTAGAGGTGCAGAATGAGTGCTGTACGAACACATTTAGTAAAAGCATTAGCTAGAAAATATGAAGCTGAAATAGCACAAGCTAAAGCATCAGTATTAATATATCTTGATAACTCTGTAGGTATTGGGGAACATCCACAACACATAGAAGAGATAGATAAACTACTAACAAAAATATCAAATGCACAAGAAAACTTAGATACACTTGAAAAGCATTTTGATTATGATAACATACCATTTTAATATAGGAGGATAGATGGAGAAAGAAAAAATAAAACAACAAACTACCCCGAGAACTTATAGTATAAGTTCTAAACAACTCATGGATATTATGAGATATTTAATGACAAGACCTTATGGAGAAGTGGTACAACTTATGACAAGTTTATCTACCCTAACTCCACAATCTAATGTGGAGGATAAAGATGGCGGAAAAAAATAATATTGATAAATACACTGGTATATTATTTGAATTAAAAATAGGTCTTAATAGAGATAATGCAATAGTAATTGATTATGGTGGTAAACCTGTAGCTAAAGTAAGAGATGCACTCAAAGGTTATCCTTATCATGGTAACTTATGTGCTGCTGTAATCAACCATGCAAATGCTGTAGGAAGGAAATTACAAGATGACATCAAACAACTTATACAAAAAGTTTAGATATTACTTTTGGCACAATCCTATCATGGATAAATTTGAGGGTTGGGCTAGTTCATTGAGTACTTGGTTTTGGCAAAAACGATGGGGTGATAGAGACCTTTATCGTTCTGTCCAAAAAAAAAGACCACCTGACTAAAAAGTCAAGCGGTCTTCGTGTTGCCTGCGAGGGAAGTCTATTAAGTTAGGCTTCCCTTTTTTTATGCAAAAAGTCTATTTGATTGCCCCTGTAATTTTGACATTTTCTTGGGCTTGCTTAATATTTCTTTTTGCAATTCTTTTGGTAAAGGCAGTTTGTAATAAGTCTCAGTTCTTACTGTATCATCTATCTCTTCATTAAGTAATACAGCATCATAATCATTTATATACTTAGAAGTTTCAAAATTTGTAACTACTCCCCTTGTTGATAAATCTCTTAATCCTTCATCTGCAAATCCTTCTGCTCCTGTTTTAGCATAGTTAGATAGTTTAACTTGTATTGCAGGTAAATTTAAATATACTTCTTCATTTTCAGTTCCTTTGTTATATACCCAAACTAAATATTCAGATTCAGCGCCATAAGATCCAACTTTTTTTTCTACAGAATCTCTAAGTAATTCTTGAGTTTCTGACATTGGCTGGGGATCTTCATAACTTTTAATTATATTAGCTTGAGTTTGTAATAGTTCAACTATACTTTTTTGGTTTATCATTTCAGTTCTTAATACTTTTGGATCATCAAATCTAGGGACAGCTATAAACATTTTAAAATAATCAGGCAATTCAACATCTTGTTTAGTTAAATTATTTAGTAACTCTATGGCAGTCATTTTAGTTAATACGGCATTTGCATTATTTTCTGCGTAAGTATATTGCTTAGTTAATTCCTTAAACATTGTCTCTCTTAAATCTATTTCTTCTATTTCTACACCATATTTTTTTGCAATTTTATCAAATTTTTTATACACTATATTATCATAAAAATATCTCATACCTTCTTGTTTTTCTGCATCACCACCCATATTAAGATATCTTCTAACTTGAACATTACCATTTGGAAATGCAATACTATCAGCACCTTCGTCTATAGCTTTTTTAATTGCAGCATCAATACTAAGGTCAACCCATTTTTCTGTTTTAACTATAGGTAAATTTGGTACAGGTTTATAGACCTGTTTTAAATACATCTTAGCTTTTTCATCTAAAGTTTGTTTAGATAATTTAGTTTTACCTCTTCTATCTGCCTGTGTTTTTAAATCTACACTATTAGCATATTTATTTTGATAAGTATCAAAAGCGTCATATGGAACTAAACTATGTAAAAAATTATTTTTAAAAACTATATGCCTATATTTATCACCAAGAGGAATCTCTCTAGTTTTTACGGCACCATCAGGGTCAACTCTAAATATATCTCTAAAATCAATTCTGCCTTTTTGATCAAATATTATAACGTTTGTGTCTTCTCTGTTGTCTCTTATATACTTAACATTATTTTTATTTAAAAAATCTATAATCTCATCGCTATTTAAAATTTTATAATCTCCTACAAATCCATTTTCCCTCTGAGCTTGTAGATAATCAGATTGAATCTCATCTACTATAAAAGTATTTTTTAATTTTATTGCTGCTTGTTTTTCTTCTTTCGGAAGTGCTTCTATATCCGTTTTAGGATTTACAAATCCCATTTGACCCCTAACATGTGCTATAGTATCTTTACCTATATTTGGGTTGATGTGAGTAGCTTTACCCATAAAAGACTCTTCACCAGGTGGTCTATCAAACTTTATTAATAAATAGCTATGATTATCTATATTTTCTGGATCTGTATGAAAAGCTGCAAATTCTTTATAATGAGTTGATCCTTCTGGGTTTTCTACAGTTCCTCGAATTGGGTAGTTTTTTGGAACTTCTTCAACTCTAATAGTAGTTGCTATATCTCTTTTAGCTAATGCTTTTTTAAATTTTGATATATCAACTGTATCACCTTTATAACTATCTATTAAGTTATCAATACCAAGATAAATAGTTTCAGCTTCTGTTGCTTTTAAATTTTTTATATAATTTTTTAATTGTTCTTTACTGGCTATGGGTTGTTTAAAATCATCCATACCCTTTATTACTTTAGAATAATAGTCAGGCTGTTCTCCCTTTAAAGATTTTGCAGTTTGTACTTCTACATCTGTTAAAGCACCTGTCTCAGCTTTATCTTTCGTAAGAATAAAGTCTTCTTTTTTTGGTGTATCAGCAACTGGTGTAGTTAAAGTTGTATCTACTATATCAGGTTTAGGTGTAATAAAAGGTTCACTCTTTATACCTTGATCAATAGGTGTTTCTAATTTTGTATCTATCTTTTCAGCTTCAGGTGTAACTAATGGTGGGGGTGGGGGTAATGTTTCTTTTGGCTCACCACCTATTACTAAACCTTCAGGTGACTCTGCAACACTCTGTGTTATAGATGGATCTTGTTCTTCATCCATAACTCTATTAAGAATCACACCACCTGTTACAGCAGTTAATGCTTCCTTACCATGATCTTTTATAAATTTTTTAGTTCCTTGTTTTACAAGTTCTCTTTGTAAATAAGGTAATGCAAATCTACCAGCTGTTGTTAATATGGGTATTACTGGTAAAGGCATATTACATTAATGGTAATTGTAGTTTATTCATTTGATCACCTAAACTTTTTTCACCTTGAAACATTTTATTAGTCTGCTCTATAGGTGATACTCTTTTTTTATAAGAGTTGTAAAGTAAATCAAAATATTTAGGATTAGTTGAATAGTTATTAAGATTTCTAAACTGATCTTCTATTGGCATTCCTTCATCAACTGCCTGTCTAAAATCTTTATAGTAGCTACCAACTTTCATTAATCTTAAAAAGTCTCTAATATTATCTTCAACTGTTTCATACTTTTTTAATTTTACACCACTAGCTGTGGCAACAAAGGGCTCATCCCCTATAGCATGCCTACCCATAAAATTATTAGCTGACTTAGCTGTAGGTGCATTTGGAAAATCTCCATAGCCACTTTCTACAGCAGCAACAGTTACAACTAATGCAGGATTGACTCTTCTTTCAAAAGAATCCTCATCGTATTCTGATTGTACTTTTACAACTGTATCATAAAAAGATTTTGGAAATGATTCCGATGCTTCTGCCATAATGTTTCCTAATATTAATAAACTAACAATTCCAAGCACGAAGTGCTTTATTAATTCTTGAATTTGGATCATTAGCTGTTTTAGCAGATGTTAGTTTCTTTTTCATCCCTTTCATACGGGCACAAAAACTAGCTCTACGTTTGTTACCAACTTTTTTACTAGGTCTTTTTAAATTAGCCCCAGTCGTTCTTTTAAAATATTTACGACCTGCTTCATTTAATCCACCTGAGGGGTTTTGATACTTTTTAGCTACCATTATTTTTTCTTAACTGTCATTGCAGCTCTCCTAAAATTAGCAGCTGTCGGTGCACCTTTAGCACCTTTTTTTCTCATTTTACCTCCACGCTTTCTTTTAGCGTGAATGTTCGCATATAAACCTTTTCCTGGCATTACGCTTTACCTTTTTTCTTTTTCATTCTTAACATAGCAAAGTCTTTTTTAGTTAGTTTACCATCTTTGTCCATGTCTAGTTTTTTTCTATTTCCAGTAACTTTCTTCTTACCGTTTTTCATTTTTTTATTTTTCATCATTTTTCCATAATGTCCTGGCATTAGCTGTACCTCCTGTATTTAGCTGTTTTTTTTGCAATCCCTTTCGGTTGCTTCACAAATTGTTTGCCCTTTTTTGTTCCTTTTCGTTTTGCTCTTGTCGTTGCCGCATACTCCGCAGATGTTAGACTTTTGATAGCCTTCTCTGGCAAATATCTTTCCCCAGTCTCCGAAGACTTCTTGCCAGATTTCGTTCTCCATTTCTGTTTTCCCCATGCTTTAAGACTCCTTTGGCTCTTTGCGAGTGCCATTACTTTTTCCTCCCTCTTCTGATTGATTCCTTACCTTTCTTAAATATGCTAGCCACCTGCGTCTTACCCATAACTTTGGCTCTTTGTTCACCAACCGTAAGAATTTGGATTTTTCTTGCAAAGGGTTTGTTGATTCGTTTAACTTTTGCCACAGTTTTACGGGCATCTGTAGGAGTTGCAAATTTAATACCGACAGTATCTTTAGGATTCTCATCTGTGTACAACCTCCTACCTGATCCCTTAGGT